CTGCTGCTCGTGTTTCCTCATCGTTGATTCGACCAATGATGGCGTCACCAATAGTCTTTCCGATAAGGATAACGCGGTCAACAATCCGACGACGCCAGAAGTCACGCTCCCAGTCAGTTTCGGTGCTCGTCGAAAGGTTGCCCTTTACGCGAACAGCACCTGCTTGACGAAGCGGAATGACGTTTGCACCACGCATATTTTGCGCATCAGTTCGGTTGAATTGAACTTCGAGGTTGTTCCCACCAGTGTTGATGGTATCATTGTAGATTGGCTCAGTAATGTCAGCGCCTCCGAATAGGCCACCGATTGAACCGAGCGCAGTCTCAACAGAATCCTCGAATCTCACAGCAGCGGCGAGGAACTGACTATCGTTATCAATCAGATCCTCATACGACGCAGTGTCAAATCCTGCATAGTCGCGCTCTGTTGGTTCTCCGAGATTCTCTGTTTCAGTCGAGTTAGGCATTGCTCCAGCAAGCCCATTAACAAGTTGGAACTCATCGCGAAGTTCTGTCGTCTTGCCCGAAAGTGTCGATGCTACTTGTTCAGATTCAGTCAACGCTACATAAAGCCCTGTCTCATCTTCGTTAACCACGTTGTCTGCTGCATTAAATGCAGCCGACCAATCAAGGTGGCTATAGAAGAAATCGTAGTCGCTTGACGAATCCGCAGTCCAATCTCCTGTAAAGGGATTGAGATTAATCGTATTCGAATCACCGGGTGACGGAACCGACTCTTCGTACACGAGATTGACTGTCATTTCAACATCGTCAATCACGTCACGAACAGCGAGGTAGCCCTCTTCTTCTACAATTGGTGTATTGGTAAGAACGTCGGCAGTCGTACCAGAGTACGATTCTGTCGGCGTATCTTGTTCTGTATCAATATCCCCACCAGCACCAAGTTCTTCAACCTGCACTCCATACAAGTACGAAATGTTCGCACCATTAGCGAGCGCAAGTTTCATCGAATTGGAAAGTTCAGAATCTTCGCCAAAGGCAACGTCTGCCTCTCTGCGAGCCTGAATTTGTGTCGGGGTATTGACAGCCGCACTTCCAGAACCTCCTCGGCCAAAGAGTACGACCTTCTCCTCAGAGCCAATTTCAATTGCAGTAATTCCGCCACCGGCTGTCGTTACCTGTACGCCGGGGAATCCTCCGTATACTGTCATTTATTAAATCACCTGTTATTAATTTTGTTTACTACTCGGCAAATCTCCACACATTGGGTCATGCCGCGATATCGTCTTCGTCGGGGAATGTTATATCCACGATGTAATCGTCAATTGTTCTAAATTCATCATACGTCCAGCAATCTATCGTTTGCGACCAACGTCGAACGGTTGGTGTAGAGTCAAGATTATCTGCACGCTCGCCCTCATTTAGTTGAAACTTCCACACAGTTTCTTCGAGCGATTCTGCTGGTCCCGCAGAACTGTATTGATACAGCGCACGCCTCACCGAATCGACGAGTGGCGAGATGCTTTCTTCATTTTCTCGACGACCATCAACAGTTAAGATATCAAGTTGTACTGTTACTGAATACTCAGAGCGGTACACTCGTCCGATTTGATTTTCGTTTTCATCATGTACATATCTCACAAAATCCGTGTTGAATTCGTTTAGTGAAAGCGCATTCACTGTTTGTAGTTCAACGACGGGTAGTGTAACATTAGCATCTTTGCCAGATGCGTCATACTCTTGTAACACATATGAAACACTGTCAGGAACGTCTGAAGAATCGTCTAGTGATTCTTTAATTCGTGTCAGTATTTCACGTGGTGTAGCCATTATCCAAGTTTAAGTTGTCGCTCGATGTGGTCTGTCATCTTGTCACCTATTCGCTCTTCAACTTTATCGGCGACAACCTTGTTGAATTCTTGAACAGTATCTCGGAAATATCTATATTCTTCGACACCACTTACGCTATATCGATATATGATTTCACCGGGTTCGGCGTCATATGTCGAGACATTTGTCCTGAATCTAAGTGGTCCATCGCCATCAGGAGTCACTTCATCAGTACCATACTCCAAGTAAAATGCGCGTGGTCCAACGCTTCGCTCAGTTTCAATGCGATATCGCATATTTCCTTCACGAATTACGTTCCACGCCTTTCTACTTGCAAGGTCTGGTCCGGTGCCTTCATCGACGCCGCTCCCCACAAGGCCTCTCTTTTTTATGTTAGAAATCAACAGACCAATAAAGTCTTGTTTGATGGCATCTTCAAATGCCTCATCTGCAACTTTTTCAACATTTAATCGCTGAAAGCCAAACTCGAAGTTTTTCAAATCTTCGAAGTCTGACATAAATGTCGTCATTATGGATACCCTGTCGTGTAGGTGAATGGCGCGTTTGATTCGCCGCCATCATCTTTTTCGAGAATACCTGAATTTATAATACGAGTAATTGTATCCTCGTATTGGTCACAGAACGAATTAGCGTATTCTACTTTTGTGTCACCAGCGTCTTCAATATCGCCAAGTGTTACATCGTTCGGATCTTCAGCACCCTTTGCCAAATGGCACGTCGCAAGTTGTTTAATTGCAGACTCCATTATGGTAATTTGATCCTCTGGCGGAATCACCTCGCCGTTATTTAAGTCAAGTTCGAGAGATGATTCTGCATATTCAAGCGCATCTTCCTTTTGAGAATCTGTGTAATCATCAGGAATCTGCACCGGAATGTCGTGAATTGAGACGTATCGAGGACTGTAAGACATAAGCCAATATGTTGTAGAGTGCCGAGTAGTAATCTATACTACGTAAAGTGTAGAATCCTTTATGCGTTAACCTTCACAGCCGCCTCGGGGAAGATAGCCTTCCACGCCTTACGGGTGAAGATTTGCATAATGTCAGCCTGCCGCTCGGGGTCCTCGTACTCGTTTGTGCTGACAGGAGTGCGAGTAAGTTCATAGCCGTATCGGTCACTGTCGATAACGAACGCACCGTTACCGTCAGCAATATCGTTAGTTGTGTCAACCACAACGCGCATACCAGCAATCTGGCCAACCTCACCAGTACGAACAACCTCGTCACCCATATCGGTAGCGCGGTTGAAGTTCGCGTCAGTGAGCAGGTCACCGTAGCCATCAAGGTCTACAATGAGCAGGTCAGGCGTGTACGAATTACGTCGAACAGCAACCATTCCATCACGAATGTCGCTGAACGAAAGCACGTCATCGTCGTCACCAACAGTCGAGTCAACGTTACCGTTGAGTTCCTCGAATGCCTCGTCGTTCAACTTCTCGGCCATCGCACGAGCAAGTTCCTCAACCTCTCGGGCCTTGAAGTCAATCATGCCGTCTTCCATAGCCTCCATTGTGATGGCAACCTCGCCACCGTACTTCTTGAAGGTTACAGTTACTTGGTCAACGTTGCTCTGGTCACGCTCGAACTCCTCACCCTCAGCAACAACGCTTGGACGACCCATGTCGTCAGCGTCAATGTTGAATGTGTACGAATTCGACTGAATGCCAGTTGCACTAATCTCGCGGAACGCCTGTCGGTAGACAAGGTTCTGCTCAATTACCTCTTCCACAGTTTCACGGACGAAATCCTCCGTGATAACGTCATTAGTTGTTAGACTCATTTATAATCACCTAAAAGTTTACAGCACAACCTCGACCCAATCCTGTGAGCCGTCGTTGTATGTTTCGACTACACGGAAGCCCTGGTCGTCAACGTTACCAAAGTGGCCATCCGTGTCGCCAAGGCCAGCACTGTCGCCAGCACTAAGGTCCGAATCAGCACGCGCCTTGTACGTACCCTGAACAGCGACAGTTGCGTCAACGTCGCCAGAAATCAGTTCACCACGGTGCGACGCTCCGTAAACATCATAGTTCACGAGAACGCCGAGAATCGCGTCACCTGTGCCAGCCTTCGCAAGAACGCCGCTGTCAATAGTTACAGCATCGCCGGGCTGCACACTTGCGTCAGCAAGCGCAGTCCCATCACTCTCTCCGTGCGGTACACCGACCGTATTACCATAGCGGCGAGTTTCCCCACCCTCTGGTGTATCACTAAGTCCTGCCATTTTTATCACTTAAATTATCGCTTGAAAATCTTGTCCCGAATCTCCTGCTGCTTCGCAGAAACCTCTTCATCTTGGGAAAGTTCCTCCTCGGAACGCTCCTCGGATGCACGCTGCTCAAGTTCCTCCTCGCCAGCGTCTGTCCCCTTCGGGTCAGGAGACAACTCTTCCTCAAACTCACCGAACGCATCCTCGTACTTCGCGCTAAGTTCCTCGATGGTAAACTTGTCCATCAATTCCTCAGCGGTGAAGACAGCGAGTTCGTCTTCGAGTTGAGTCGCGTATACTTCTTTAACCTGTTCAGCCTCGGCGGAAAGCGCCTCAAAGCGAGCAGACTCGATAACCATAGGCTCATCGGCTTCACTGAGTTCATCGACAAGCGTCCGGTCAACAGCGTCGAGAACCTCGGTACGCTCGCGCAGTTCGGCAATATCCTCCGAAATATCATCATACTTCTCGGCCTTTTCTCGAAGTTCGTCAAAGGAATCCTGCTCCATGACGGCAGGTGCCTCAAGTTCCTCAAGTCGAGCCTGAAGTTCTTCACTTACATTAGTCATTGTTCTAGTTGTAGAGTCCGTCTCGCTCTCCTCGGACTTACCACGTCGCCGAAGGTCATCGCTGGTGAGGACAGTCACCCCGTCAATTGTCACAGGCTTGACGGAACCCATTTCTTCTTCCATACCATACTCTTTGTCGAATTCCTCATTAGCCAATTCGTTGACCATTTCAACGATGGTGTCTTCCATTTCGGAATTGAGTCCTTCGACAGCAGACACGCCTCGACCGCCCTTCACTGCATTGAGGGCATTGAGACTTAGTTCACCTTCAAGGCTTACCACAGGCAACTTGTAATCGCCAAAGTTCTCTGCGGGGAAGCCAGATTCAGAGATAATGAAGTGATTCCCAATCGTCTCCTTCGCCTCTTCGGGAAGTGCGTCGTAGGAATCATACTCCTCGTCCCACTCGTATGCCATCATAATATCTTCAAGCGTGGGAGCACTCCAGTCTGCTTCAGTGGTGCCATCATACGAGGGTTCATGCATGTCGTAATCCATCAAGGAAGCAGCGTCTGCCATCTCCTCCTCGTCTTCAGGCATCTCTCCATACATGTGGCCACTCATCGATGCAACTGCATCCATGTAGGATTCGTGATCCATTCCAGGCATCCACATTTCACCCATCTTATGAACTCCATCGAGTCCCATCTGTCGCGCCATCATCATGGCATCAACTTTGTTGGGGAACATATGCGATTCGTCAGATTTATTTCCGTACATTGCTGCTTCTTCCATACCCCAATCTTTATCAAACTCTTCTTTCGCAAGCATCTGAATGTATTCACCAAGGTCGTTGCCAATACCAGATTCAATGCCTTCAGCCGCAGTAGAGGAAGCGCCCCCCTTAATGGACTGTAGTGCATTGAGATTGAGATTACCTTCTGGGTCAACAACGGGCATCTTCAAATCTCGGTAATTTTCTGGCGGGAAGCCAGACTCAGATACCATAAAGTGTTTCGAAATCTCTTCAAGGTCGTCTGTCTCGAAGTCGTCCATCGAAACAGGATTCCATTCTTCTGTCGTTACACCGTCAAACTCAACTTCGTGCATTTCATAAGCCATAAGTTCTACTTCCTCAACCTCATCAAGCGAATCATCCTCGGGTGCTTCTGGAAGTGAATCAAATGGGTTATATGCCCAATTCAAGAGGCTGATTGCCCAATCGGTGGGACAACCATAGGAACCACCTGTCTTTTGATTACCTTCGCCCTTTGCACCACGCATACGTGCGATGAATGATACCGTGCGCTTTGCATCACGAATATCATCTCTGTCCCAATCTTCTTTATTCGTTTCAAGAAGCCGCAGGTTTCGCTTGATAACTGCTGTTGGGTCAATGGATGCCTGACGAGAGCACGGGTTTCGCGACCAGCGTCGGAGTTCCGATGCAGTCATATTAGTCGCCTCCGTCCAATTGGAGTACACTACATCAAGTTCGTCCATTGACGCAAGTTGCGCGAAGTTCAATTCAGACACACCCATCGTGTAATCGTACTCGCTTATTGTAGCAGGTGTGCCGTACAATCCATTTTCTTCACTCGACGAACGAGGATGCTCTTCTGGGAGTAGGTCGTTGTCCTGAACGTATGCATCGTTTTCAGGATTTCCGTTCCGAAGTAAGTAGAGGAACGCATTGACACGAGCCATACTCCATTGTTGTCTACTCATTCCTTCTCGGTGCGAGTCGTCGTATGCTCCACCACCGCGATTATACACGGATTTGAGCATTCTGTACGTAACTCGCTTGCCCTCATCGTCACTGTATTCTTCGTTGTGTGACTCTACTTTATTACGAAGAGCCGTTTCTGTTTGGTCAGATAGTGTATCTGCGGCTTCTTCAGAGGGCCTTACTGCACGGCGTGGGTCTGCTCCATCAATGGCAAAGTCTTCCTGCTCGCGAGGGAAGTTCCCCCACGGCTCGACTTCTTCCAT